GATTTTGGCCTCGGAAGTACAAGATTAACTTCTTTGATGGCTATTTATTGTATGCAGGGAGCAGAACTAATAAAACCATCAATTAAGGATGCCTTTTTTCAAACTAAACGAGCGGCTTTAGCAACACTTTATGCTAGTCAACCTGATGCCGTTCCGGAAGAATTCTTCAAGGCGCGCAACCCGGCCGTTGAGAACAATGGAGGTTTTGCAGGCATACAAAAAACCAAGAATGAAAATGCGTCGACCTCGGGAACTGACGGATCCGCCGCTGCCAAAACAGTACCGTTCATTATAAAGGGGCTAGCCCAGTTTCAAGATCCATCTTATGCCCTGGCCTCAACCCTGGACCAGACGGGCATGCTGCCCGGGGGACTCGGGCCCACGGCAATTGCAGCAGTCGCTCCTATGAATGTATTCCTCGGCAGCGTGCTACCCCCCGTCACACCGCTTGGTATTGCTGCATATACTGTGGGCAAACTCCCCGGGGAACGCAGGTCTTTCGAACAGAGAACTGCCGGCGCCCAAGGCTCAAGCGGAGAAGACGCTAATAATGAATATTGCGAAAAAATCATCGCTGAGGAGGAAGAATAATGTCTGCCGTCGGATTAGCCCCTAAAATGCCATTACGCATCAGCTCGAAGGCTGACTACGCGATGGTTTTAAATTATGCCGATTTAGTTAAACAAAATTTTAAAAATCTAGTTTTAACAAATCCTGGTGAAAGAATTATGGATATCGAGTTTGGAGTGGGTCTGAGGAGGTTTCTGTTTGAAATGAACGGTCAATCAACCTATGATGAAATCTCAGCGCGTATTAGCCAGCAGGTTGCACTCTATATGCCGTTTTTAAATGTCAGGAGTGTACAATTTGGAGCCACGGACGAGGGCATTGATAATTCACAGGTGACGATTGCAATTGCATATGAAATCGTCCCACTAAACGTTCAGGACGTCCTTTCGCTGGACTCCATCACTACGGCGGCGACCTTCTTTTAATGGTGCCCTTATTATTCAACGAGGACTATTTAATAAAATAAAACAATATTTTTTATATGGCTAAAAAAAACATACCAATCAAATATACGAGTAGAGACTTTGCATCGATAAAGCAAGACTTGGTCAACTACGCTCAGCGTTATTACGCCGACAGCTTCAGAGATTTCAACGAGGCTGGCTTCGGCGCATTAATGCTTGATACGGTGGCCTATGTAGGGGACATTCTTTCCTTTTACTTGGATTATCAAACGAATGAGTCGTTTCTGGATACTGCGATTGAGTACGATAACGTAGCTCGACTCGCATCCCAACTAGGATACAAGTTACAGCTAAACCCCACATCATATGGAATCGTCTCTTTATTCGTTTTGGTCCCCGCTGCCTCGTCAGGCCCGGGCCCTGATAGCAAATACTTCCCTATTTTGCGTAAGGGAAGTTCTTTTTCTGCACTAAACGGAGGAATGTTCCTGCTGACAGAAGATGTGAACTTTGCTTCTTCGAATCACGAAACGGTAGTCGCCCGCGTTGACCCCTCCTCAGGGGTCCCCACCTTTTATGCAGTAAAGGCCCGGGCCAAAGTAATGTCCGGTGAACTTATTCGAACTACTTTTGAGGTCGGTGCCCACCAGCGGTTTTTGACACTAGAGGTACCTGCCACCAATGTAGCCGAGATCACCAGTATCGTTGACCTCGAAGGCCACCGATACTTCGAGGTAGAACACCTTTCGCAGGATATTATTTACGCCGAGGTTCCCAACCGGATTAGTAATATCGATACTGTCAAGAGCATTATAAAGCCCGTTTCAGTTCCTCGTAGGTTTGTAACCATCAACACATCGACCGGCATGAAGATACAATTCGGTTATGGCTCTGAGACGGAGATAAAGAAAAACTCTATCGTGGATCCATCTAACGTCGTTCTCAAACAATACGCTAGGGACTATACTACCGACAGAACGTTTGATCCTTCACGACTTAACCAAACTGATAAGTTCGGTGTAGTGCCATCTAATACAACCCTGTATGTCACTTATCGAGGCAACGGGGTAGTCAATACTAATGTTTCTGCAAATTCGTTAAACACAGTTGTGCAGCCAGCTTTCGAATTCAACGACCGGGCATCACTCAACAGTGAGACAATACGAGCAGTCATAGGATCTTTGGAAGTCAACAACGCGGATCCCATCGTGGGCGACGTCTCGCTTCCCACATCTCGTGAGATAAAAAAGCGCGCCAAAGATTTCTTCGCCACCCAGAGCAGGGCTGTTACAAAGACTGATTATGTTGCCTACATATACAATATGCCTGAAAAGTTTGGTACAATAAAGAGGGCCAACATCATTCCCGATTCCGACTCTTTTAAAAGAAATTTGAATCTCTATGTGGTATCCGAGAGTTCCGATGGCTCGCTTGCCGTGAGCAACTCTCTGATCAAACAAAATCTCAAAACTTGGCTCAACAAGAATAAGATGGTCCACGATACAGTCGACATTCTGGATGCTAAAATAATAAATTTAGGAATAGATTATGTGCTCTTAGCAGACGATAGAGCTAATAAATTCGACCTTGTTAAAGGCGTTACCTCGGCGCTCCGAACTGAATTACTCGCTGTTCTACCAGACATCGGCGAAGCTTTCGATATCAGTACCGTTTATAGTATTATAAACTCAGTCCCCGGTGTCGTTGACGCCGTGGATGTTGAAGTAGTTCTGAAAAGAGGAACCAGCTATTCAGATCTTTATTATGATATCCCGGCAAACTTGTCTCCCGACGGCCGACTTGTAACCTTTCCAGAAGATTATATATGGGAGATAAAATTCCCCTTCTCTGATATTCGGGGCTCTGTGCAATAATGAGTATAAAGAGATACACTGCAAATGCTGACAACACAATCACGAATGCGTTTAAATCTAATTTAACGACACGCGGGACAGGTTCAAACATGGGCGCCTCTGACATTTTAGAGACGTTTCATATTTACGGTCAAGCTTCAACGTCCTCTTCTGAGAACGAGCGTATCCTCATCCAGTTTCCAGTAACAGACATATCTACAGATCGCACAAACGGAGACATTCCAGCTTCTGGCAGTGTCGATTTTGTGCTTAGACTCTATAACGCAAAACACTCTCAAACGGTACCTAGGAACTTTGATTTAACTGTATCTGCGATATCTGGAAGTCAAGATGGCTCACCATCTGCGCCACCATGGCAGGAAGGCTACGGTCTTGACATGGAGAGTTATACCGATCTCACCTACGATGAAACTGGTTCGAACTGGGTGATGCGAGGCGGTGCAACAGCTTGGACAACTACGGGTGGTGATTATTACACAGACTCCTCTTCTTCTTTCACGGCTTCCTTCGTGACTGGAATAGAAGATCTCGAATTGGATATCACCCCTCTCGTAGAACAGTGGTTAGATACAGCTGGGAACGTACTTGGTTCTAAGGACAATAATGGGGTCTTGATAAAGCTACGAAACAATGCCGAATCGGCCACTACTTCATATTATACTAAAAAGTTTTTTTCGCGAACTTCTGAATTCTTTTTCAAGAGGCCTCTAATTGAAGCGCGCTGGGATTCGACCAAAAAAGATGATCGTGATAATTTCCATTTTAGCAGCTCTGTCGCCCCTGCCGCAGATAATTTAAATGTACTTTACTTATATAACGTTATTAACGGACAGTTGAGAAATATTCCCGCCGTTGGCGATAGTTCTAATTCAATTTGGGTGAGCCTCTATTCTGGTTCCACTAGCGCACCGTCCGGTTCGAAACTTGCTTTGAGCATCGGCGGCGGAGCAGTGGCAGCCGGTGATAAAAATGCGACTGGGTCATATGTTTCAACAGGAATCTATTCTGCTTCGATCGCTTTCACCGGCGCACTCGCTTTAGATAAGATATATGACGTCTGGCATTATAAGGGCGACGAATTTACTACCGGCTCCATCGTCCCGAAGCGCTTTGCGACTAGTTTATACAATCCCGATCCCACTTTTGTTACTGCCATAACTAATTTGAAGGATGCATATTCAACTCGCGAAAAGAATGCCCGATTCCGAATATTTACGCGTGACCACAACTGGTCGCCAACAATATACACAGTAGCATCCAAAGCCGCGAAGGGATTAACGGTGAGCGACATGTACTGGAAAGTTTTCAGAGTTGTCGATGGCTCAGACATCATTTCGTATGGCACTGGCTCCACCACTCCGCAGGCAATAGGTAATTCTCAATCCTACACGCGTTTATCATACGATGCCTCTGGAAGTTATTTCGATTTGGATATGAGTATGTTAGAATCTGGCTATTCCTACGGATTGCAATTTATGCGCTATTACAATGGCGGTTACGTAGAACAACCAGAGATTTTCAAGTTTAGAGTGGAATAATGAGTGATAGCTTAAAGAAACTTTTTTCTCAAAAATCTAATCAGTTTTTATCGGCGAAAAGTGTCGATGATTTGGCTGAAAACGCTGAGTCACCGACGTATATTGAAAATTACATCACAGATAAAGACAGATTTGTTCCTCCCGTAGACTTCAACAAACCAGAAAATTTTGCTAAATTTGGTTTAGCGGAGAGTTATTACGATGATTCAGTTAGCCGCGTATACAAAACTTATCCATATGATGGTTCACGCGCTGAAAAATTAGTCTACGAGAACAGTTCGTCTTATTTGGATCGATGGGTTTTGGAAACCCGATATCCGAAGTCGACAGGTTACGTAAACTTCAATACCGCGCCGAACAATACGTGGCCGACCCAATACAACCCTAGCAATAAAGAATATATATCTTTTGTAGGAGGCCCCGGTACCGGCTCCACAGCCATCGCCGCGAAGCCTTTGGGGGAGGTTTTCTCCGACGCTAACGTATATGATACAGTCAAAAAGCGAGATTCTAACTTAAAATGGGATTGGTCGGGCCAGGGAAATACAATTGAATTTTGGGTAAAGTTGGGCAAACTAAATCCAGCAACCGAAAATGACACTCAGGTCATTTTCGATCTTTCTAATGGCACTAGCGTTTCTGGTACAGCTACAACTGGCCCAAGCCCATATGGTCGTTTACATATATATTATTACGTCGCTGGCCACCACCACCACCCGGCATCCGGGTTCTATGCCTCGGTCGCCTCAGGGACGATCAAGCATTCTATTGGCGCCGCCGGCATACCTCTTTATACGGTTTCGGACGGTTTGGCTTACGCTAACACTGGATCATGGAATCATTACGCGTTCTCTTTCAAGAACAGCACTACCAAAGTTCAATACAAATCATACCAAAATGGAAAACGCGTAAAAAACGGTTCAGCTGGCGGTCCGATCAACGAAGTCACTGGTGCCCTCAAAGGCGCCATAGGCGCTTTTGTAGAGGGGACTGTCGGTGGCAGCGACGCCGCCGGCTGGCGAAAAATGTCGGGTTCCATAGACGAGTTTAGATATTGGAAGAGGGAAAGGAATGCCGAAGAAATAGGTAGATATTGGTTATCACAGGTCGGCGGCGGCTCTAACAGCGACGATGCTAACGCGGATTTGGGGGTATATTACAAGTTCAACGAGGGCATTGTTGAGAACACTTCGATCGATTCAACTGTTCTAGATTATTCCGGCAGAGTCACAAATGGTACTTTTGTCGGTTACAACTCAACTTATAGTAGAAATACTGGTTCGGCGATAGTATCCGCATCAGCCGCCCCTTTCGAGAAAGAGAACCCCATCATATATCCTTCTCATCCGAAAGTCTCCGCGCTTCTGAGAGATTTTAAAGCCACTGGCTCCGCGTACGATCGAACAAATAATTCTTCTTTGTATAGTTCCTTCCCAAGTTGGATTGTAGAGGATGACAATTTTACCTTGAAAATCTTGTCGCAGATAATGTCAAGTTATCTCGATACACTACAACTACAAATTGAACATTTGCCAAAAGTAAAAGACACGACATATCTCAGCAGCAGCGCCTTTAAGCCGGCCCCGTTCGCCGGCGCTCTCCTTGATTCTGTCGGCTTTGTGTCTCCCGAAGTGTTTGTCGACGCCGATGTTTTAGAAGAATTTTACAATAGGACGAATGAGGTTCTTTTTGACGATAAGCTTCATAATATTAAAAACCTTATATACCAAAATGTCTATAACAATCTAGTCCATATTTACAAATCAAAAGGGACTGAGAAGGCTTTTCGAAACCTTATCCGTTGTTATGGTATTGGGGATGATCTTGTTAAGCTTAATGTGTATGCCGATAAATCTACATATGTTTACGAAAACAATTTTGAGTCCACTTCTGAAAAGAAGAGCGTTCTCAACTTTAACAAGCCTAATAATTTTTCCGCAACTGTATATCAGAGCACTTCAAGTAGCGAGCCTGACGCAATTGCGTTTATAAGCGGCACCCAGGCACTTTCTTATACACCTCGAACGATTGAGACAGATGTATTCTTTCCAAAGAAGCACAAGATAAATGACAAAGGTTATTTTTACACGCCCTTTGTTTCGTCGTCGCTATTTGGTATGCACACCTCTCTCACGACTGGTGCCGAAGATCCTACATGGGCGACGCCTGATGTTGCAAATTTTCAAGTATATGCTGTAAGAGATGAAATAGAATCTAAAAGTGTTAGATTTATACTGACCTCGACCGATGGCAGCGGCATGCCCGATCTTGGAACTGGGTTATTCGAGGATGTTTACGACAATCAGAATTGGAATATCTCGGTCCGAGTTAAGCCCACGAAATACCCTGTATCGAATTATACTTCGGGCTCTTTTAAAACCACCTATGATGTTGAGTTTACTGGTTACAACAACATACTGGACATTACTTACAATTCCTTCTCTCTCACGGGCTCGATGACAGAGGCTCAGGGAAGGAGCTTCTTAAGCTCATCGCACAGAGTATATGCCGGTAGTCATCGTACCAACTTCTTTGAAAGTGTGCGTGAACGGTCCGATGTTCGGATCGCCGGCGTACGATACTGGTTGGACTACCTCGAAGATGACGAACTGAAGGCGCATGCTCGCGATCCGATCAACTACGGAAGAAAGCACCCATATCGCAACGCTTATCCGCTGATTAGCACCGCAGCGGACTCCCCCGGCGTACCTCAAAAAGATACCTTGACACTGAACTGGGACTTCCAGCAAGTTACGGCTTCGAATGCTGCTGGAATATTTCAAGTAAAAGACTTTTCCTCCGGGTCCGCTTCTAGAAAAAACGAGGCCTACGGCATTTTTGGTCCTGTGTTATTAGTAAAGCACCCCGGCGTTGGTTATGGCTGGCCAGCTTCTAGCACAGACGTTGTAGACGTTGATTACTTTTACGCAGCACGTCAAAGCCTGCCTGAAAATGTCAATAGTTCTGATATGGTTCAGGTGCTCGATGATGATGATAAGACATTCACTCGTGAAACCCGCCCTGTGAGACATTTCTTTGCCTTTGAGAAAAGCATGTATGATGTTATCTCTGTGGAGATGTTGAATATGTTTTCGTCCGTAAAAGATTTCAGCAATCTTGTTGGCAACCCAGTCAATCGTTACAGAGACCATTATAAAGACCTTACAAAGCTGAGAAGCTTGTTCTTTGACAGGGTTGAGAACACGCCCGACTTAGATAAATACATTGATTTTTATAAGTGGATTGACTCGTCTTTGGGGTACATGCTTAATCAATTGATTCCTGCTTCTGCCGACTTCGCAGAGAATGTCCGCACTATGGTGGAGAGTCATGTCCTTGAGAGAAGTAAGTATAAGACTCCGTTTCCAACGCTGGATAGCAAGTTCGGCACCCCGGGCGAAAATGGGCTTGAAACTTATTTCTCTTCGCACGCCTCGACTGCAGCCGAGTCTTACTCAGAAGATCGCGCCCCGCTTCCACCTCCTCAAATGGAAAACAACCGAGCCGTTTACTTCGACGGCAGCACATATTTTAGAATTAATGTAGGAGAGGCCCTCCCCTTGAGGCCGTTGATCAACGGCCCCCGCATGGATGAAGACTTCACCTTTATGACGTGGATAAAGACTAAGAATTCCTCCGGCACTCCGTTCGCATTCTATGGCGACGACCCCAGCACGCAACCCCTCACCCTCGGCCTGGTGGCCGGCCGTTTGTCAAGTGGGGACTGGACCTTTGTTGAGAATGATGGCACGGGCGCCGTCGTCCTCGCAGGCGTCACCAACCTGCAAGACAATAATTGGCATCACATTGCCTGTTCTTACGAATACGCCGGCGGAGCCAACACCGGCGCAAATGACAGAGATCGGGTCAAGCTATATACTGATGGCGTTCTACGCAACACCGGTGACGTACAAGTTGATATCCCAGACAACAGCCCTTGGCCGCCCACTATCGGAGCGATTTCAAGCTCCGGCGTACCATTCGGATTTCTGCCCTTTGTTGGCACTATGGATGAGATGGCCTTTTTTAACTATGCCCTGGCCGATGCCGAAATCACTTCTCAATACAACAATAGAATACCAACAAGTCCTGTCACGGGCACACTATCGACAAAGTCGCACGAAAACGATCAGTGTACCACGTGGTACCGAGGAAATAAAAATATCGCAGTAAGCATGGTTGATTACACTGGGTATGGGAACACCGCGACTCCCACCGGAAGCGATTGGGGCCCTTACACCGGCGCCAACCCATCGATCGTTTACCCTATCGGCCTTCAACGGAAACTGAACGAAAAGAAGAACTGCGTTTGGTGGAAGAAAAGAGCTAACCGCGAAGATCCCCCCTTCACGGTGAGCGTACCAATGGCGGTTAACCAAAGTAGACAAACTATTCTTGAGGTGGCGCAACAAACATATGAGTTGGAAGCACGCCGCCCGATCAGCCTTGATATAAAAAAGGATTGCCATATACACGGCGGTATTAATTATACTCCTGAGAAGATAATTGAATATGCTGAAGACGCAACACATTTCCAGTCTGATGTAGCAGGAATTACAATAGCAGCCGGTTCTTTTCTTTCCTCTTCGTGCACTGATGCAAGTCTAAAACCTAGCGAAGGGTGCCACACGAAGACGAGGATCAGCTTCAAAGCTACGACGCCGAAGTCTCCCGCGGGCATAAAAGGAGACATTGTTGCTCCATTTAACCTAGTAGAAGACTATCTCGTTTCAGGAGGTTATAACCAAGAAGTCAAGGCCAAACTTGGTAAAGATGTGGTTTTGACAAACTTACACTCGGATGGTGAAGAGATTCCAATACAAGGACCTTTCACCGATGCTTGGGTGGGCGGCCGCCAATTTAGGCATGCAGACATAACAGTTACACCGAAGGCAGCTACCGGCGGCCAAGAAAGGGGTGAAGCATGGAAGCTAGACATCAACAACACAGCAAATACAATCACCTTCAAGGATCCGATCGGCGGCCCGTCCAGTCTAACAAAAAACGATGTTAGCGCTAAGTTGTTCCGCGAAGAGCGAGCAAAGCGGCCATTAAATATAAAGAATATTGAGTATAATACGGGCTCTGCGCGCTTAGGAAACTATGATAAAAACTATCAAGTTGTCAGTACCACGAGCCGCACTGTTAACAACTTGGCTTTTGTGCAAAACGGAGGGTATAGTCAACTAACCCCAGAGAATTACTTTCTTTCACAATCGGGTACTCCTCTCTCTGGAACGATCAACTTTACCCTCCCATCGCGCGCGCTAGAAAATGGCTCGTTTACTAAAACAGTCATTGCTAGTCGTTTCAACGCCCCTGGTGGTAAGGACGTTTCCCCCCGCGGCGTCTTAAATCCTGCCTCTGAAGAATACGCGTCGATGAATGCGCTTCCTTGGAGGAATAGGGCGGTTCGCAAGACTCTACAAGACGACTTGACAGTCCATGCCGGCCAGTTCGGTACG